CGTTCACCAGCGGCACAATGTCTACGGCCAGACTTGCAGGCTTGCCGTTGAACCGAAAGTTGTGCATCGACTGACCGGGCTTCGCATTCGTCACCTTGAGACCGGGCTTCGTGCGCCCCTGCGCGTAGAGTCGCGCCTGCTCCTCGTCACTCCGGTAAGTGCAGGTCACAAGGATGTCGATGTCGTCATGCTTGCACGCCGAGAGAAACGCATTTACGAGCGGACGCATCAGCGGGTGCAGGTCCTCAAGTCGGCGGCTGGTCATGTCAGCCGATCCCGACAGCCCGCAGCAATGCCATGCCACCGACCGTGATAGCCGCCACGATGGCGCGGTCAACCCACTTGGCGGAGTGCGAACTCTCCCACCCGGAATGCTCCAGCTTCTCAACCCGGCGCTCGATGCGCTCGATTGCCGTAAACGCACGCTCCATCGCTTCTGCCGTCTGCAACTGGTTCTGCTCCACAAGCGCAAGTTTCGTGATGGCATCGGACAGCTTGCCGAGCGCCGTCTTGATCTCGCCCACGTCTTCGTGCAACAGGTTAAGTCTGACCGCAAGGATGTCGGAATCGTTTGCCATCGATTAAATCCCAAGCACTTCACGCCGAGGCGCAGAGGCCGCAATCTGCTCGGCCTTGGCAAACCGCTCCGCAGCCTGACCAGCAAGCGGAGCCGCCGCGAGAAGCTGCTGCATCTGGGCCTGCTGCTGATCGGCCATGTCCATGGCCTCGAGCTCCTCGTCCGTCCGCAGCGCCTTGGCCGGGACATTGTTCGCCTCGGCAATGACCTTGAGTGCCTGGTCAGCGTTGATGCGCCGCAGCACCTTGATGTCCCCCGACGCTTGCGCCACCGGCAGGATGGCCTCGATGGTGCGCAGGATGCCCGCAGCCTCTTCGGCACGCATCAGCCGAGCGAGCGGGCCGGTGTACTTCGGCAGAATCTCGCCACCCGCCATCACATAGTCCATGAGCTGCGGGGGCGGCACAGGCAACGCGCCCGACGCCGAGAGCAGGTCCAGCTCGCGCTCGATGATGGGGCCGATGAACTCCGACTGCTGCCGACCCATCGTTGGCCCAAGCAACGCACCCTTCTCCTGCGCTCGCTGCATCACCTCGGTCGCCGTCATCACGCGGGGACTCTCGACCAGAATCTGGAACAGCGTGACAAGGAACGAATCGTTCACCGCCTTGCGCTTCTGGTCAGCCATCTCCATCCCGATCGGCAGGTTCCCGCCAGTCATCAGGGGTTGAACCAACGGCGTCCCATCTTCTCGGAGGTAGCCGTAGTTCAGTGCATTGGGACGCACCGAGAAGGCATTCAAGGCCCCCTCCTCGGACAGGATGAGCGGCGGGTCGACCATGCGGTGCGCCATCCGAAGCATGGTCTTTTCCATTTCCTGCAGGGACTTGATGTCGGCCAGAGCCTCCATCGCAGGTGACCGCCCATAAATCTCACGCGGGCCGGTGACATACCGACCCACCGCATACGGCATCGAGCGATAGCCCGACTCTGCCAGCAGCGCATCACCCTGACGGGCGACATAGCGCGACATGAACTGCATCCCATCGGGACCGGCCTTGCCCGACTTATACCCGTCGTTCGGCTTGACGCAGTGGATGAACTCGAACATGTCGTTCGCTTTCGCATCTCCCGCAGCCTTGATGCCTCGCGGGAGCTTGTCAGCCCAGCCCGGCACCTGCATCGCCTGCCGCGCCGTCAACTGGAAACAGCGGTACACCGTGTCCACCCGACCCGTATGGTCGAGGTCGATGACAATCTCGGAGAGCGGGATGGCGCGGTACCGCAAGGTCACGCCTGGGATCTCGTCGATGAACAGCGTCGAGGTGCCGAACGCACCGAGGCTCATGTAGCACTCGAACACCTGCGAGGCGAAGTTTGCAGTCGGCGCATACCGCTGCCGGAACAAAATGTCTCGCAGGGCATCGCACCACCGCTGCACCGCCACATTCTCATCGAGCTCGGGGATGCCGGTATGCAATCCGTGCCACATCTGCGTTGCTGGTGTCAGCATCGAGTCCATCGCGGCAGAGAATCGGGGCAAGGCTCGCTGCGCCGTCGAGTCGAATATCTTCTCCGACCGCTTCTCGCCAGGTGTGCGCTGGCCGGTCATCTCGGCCATCGACGGCCAGACGCGCTCGGCAACTTCCTGCCAATGGTTCTCCCAAGTGCCACGAGCGCCCTTCAGCCGGTCGTAGCCTTGCAGCACATCCATTGCGCGTGAGTCAGCCATTGGTTATTCCCACAGCAAGAAGTAGCCGTTCTCGAGCGTCAGGTTGTCACCGTTCTCGGCCACGAGATTGCCAACAGGCTGATCGTCGCCGGTACCATCACGCCGCAGCGTCCGGTCGGCGGTACGCTCCTGACTTCGCGGCCATGTGCGCATCAGAAGTTCGGGCTCGGGATGCGCAACGCCATGGCATAGACAGCGGTCGCGGTCGCAATGTTGCAGCGAATCTCACCCGCACCCAGCTCGAAGATGCCACCGCCAGCAGCCGTCAGGGTCGTGTCCGCTCCGACATCCTGTGCGGTGCCGTTTGGCCCCTTGCACTCGAGCTTGACCGTGCCGGGGAAGCTGCCCTCCACCCGAAACTCACCACGGCCACCCGGCCATGCGAACCACGCGCCAGTCGCGCTGGCGTTCGATACGAGAACAATGCCTGTCGCCATGTCTGTCTCCGATTAGGCCGCTACGGCCTTGATGACTGCGAAAGAAAGGACCACGGCCTCCGAGAGGTTGCCGCTGGTCTGACAGTTGAACAGGGTGATGGAGCACGACCCAGCCGCCACAGCGCCTGCGCTCACCAGATACGCACCAGCAGTGCCGCCTGACTTCACGCATACGGCCACCACATCGGTCGCCTCGATGGCATTGTTCGTCAGCGTGAATGCGACAGGGGTCTGGTGCGCCAGAGTCGCGTTGTGCATCGTGATGGTGCCGCAAATCTTGTCGAGCGTGACGCCGGTCGCCTTGCTGGTGAGCTGCGTGACAGCCCCACCCGCGCCAGTCGCATACCCCACCCCAGCAGTCGCCGAGTCGGACCGCGCCGCGTTCTTGAACGTCACTGCGCCAGTCAGGGTTGATGCGCCCGTGACTGCTAGGGTGCCGGCGGCCGTGACGTTGCCAGCCTTCGTGACTTGGAACCGGGCAGCACCACCGATGAGCAGATTGAGCAGGAACGACCCGGCTGCAGAGGCCGTGTCGGTGACATCGAGCTTGATGCCGTTGAAGGTCGTGGCGACATTGTTCCAGGTCGCGGCAAGGTCGGTCACCGCCCCGCCGGTCAGCGCCTTCGCCGTGATCTTCTTGGTCTCGCCTGCGCCGACATCGACGATCGGCAGGACATCAGCCGCAGAATCAAGGTCGATCTGCGCTAGCGAGCTGAACTGCGTGATCTTCTTCGTCGCCATTACATGCCGCCGCCCAGCAGTCGGGTCGTAGCGACGCCGCCCATCTGCTGGGTCTCAGGCGTGGACATCATCGTGGCAGCACGCCCGCGCCGCCGACGCAGCCGGGTGGACTCAATCTCGCGCTGCTTCGCCACATCAATCTCGGGAGCAGGCGGGGGCGGCTCGATCTTCGGCATCTTGGGCTTGAACAGACCGGACATGACGCACCTCGTGGCAGACTTTGGCGCGAGTCTAGCCGAACACTGAGTAATCTGCTACAGCCACCCCCGGACCAGCCCGCCGCACCGTCCCACGGAACGGACGCCGACCCTTGGCAAGGTACCGCAGAGCATCGGCATAGTGGCTTGTCCAGTCGTGGAGCGGCCTGTCCTTGAACCGCTGCAGCCGATCGTCGTATTCGCGCCGGTACTGCCGGATGGCGTCGATCGCTCGGGTCATGCGAGCCGCTGCATCCTCGGCAGTCTCGCCGGGGAACTGGTCGGGAGCCTTGTTCCACTCGACCACCGGCAGCATCTGGCGCACCGCCTGGATGCCATCGTCCACCGAGTCGGCCTCGAGCACCCGTGGCTTGAGGCCGTACCCTGCCGCTGTCTCGAGCCGGGACTTGCCAGACCCCCACTCCTTCACCGCGCCGTCGTGCGGCCAGATGTGATCGCCGTAGACATAGTCCATGGCGAGGAGCTTCTTGGCGTACCACTCGAGCCCGACGCCGGAGCCTTCAAGGACATTGATGATACGCACCTTTTGGCCGACGAGCTGGTAGAACCAGATGACCGTCGAGTCACCGATGCCAATGTCCCACGCGGTGCCGACCGGCTGGCCGACGATATGCGGGAACTCGCCAGACCTGCCGCCCTGCTCGGCCTTGAGGATGGCATCACCGTAGTAGGCACCGGGAATGTCCGCATCGAAGTCGCAGTAATACTCCTGCCGGATGATGGCCTCGGCTTCCTTCTCACCGCGCTCGACCCGCAGCTCTTTGCGCTCGCGGTCGATGATGTCCTTCGAGATCGCCTTGGTGTCCTCGACGGTGAGCACCTGCCCGAACCACTCCGGGTCTTTCCGGGCGTAGTCCACCAGCCGCGCAAAGTGATTGCGACCTCGAGGTGTCGAGATGAAGATCGCCCAGCCACCGTTCTCCGCGAGGATGGGACGCAAGAACGCCCAGGCATTCGGATCGGCGAGAGCGTACTCGGAGAACACCACCCCCATGGGCGGCGAACCGATCAGGCTGTTGTAGTTGTCCGAGCCCACGACCTGCCAAGTCGAGCCGTTCTTGAACCGGATGAACATGTCCTGTTCGCGGGTCGATTCTCGAAGCTCGGGCGGGAATGCAGCGTCGATGCGCCGCCGCCCGGTATGCGGGTCCACCGCGTCCCAGATGGCCTTCCGGGACTGGTTCGCCTGGGGAAGCATGTGCCAGATGCCGCCCACCCGCTGCATGGCCGACACAGCAGCCCAATGCAGGGAGATGTCGTCCTTGCCAGACCGTCGGTGCCAAGAAAGCGCCAACCGCTTGCAGCCGCCCTCCAGAGCGCCCCATGCCGGCATCTGGTACGGGCGGGGAGTCCAGCCGTTAGCTGGTAGGTTTATCGGCATCGGTGAACCGCAGCACGTTGACCGTCAGGCCGACCTCGCCCTTGTGCTCGAGGTCGAGCTTGTCACCGTACCGCTTGGGCTTGAGCTTGGAGGCTACCCACTTGCGAGCGTCTACCATGATGCGCTTGTGGTTCGCGTCGATGGTCTCGTCGTCCGCGATCTCGATGATGCGGTCAGCGTGAGCCTCGGCCTGATCCTCTCGTGCGCGTGCGTATTGGCCGACAAACTCTGCCTTATCATTCAACCAGTTGAGGATTGTCTGCCGGTTCGGCATGTCCTCATCCAAACAGATAGCCCGCAGGGACTCGCCAGATGCAAGCCGCTCACAGATGCGGTCTGCCAGTTCCTGCGTATAGATGCTTGGTCTGCCTCCTGGCATCACTTCGCCATCAGCTTGCGTGCTGCCATTCCCTTACCGGCGCTCTTGGCTGCCTTGCGAGCCGTGCTCATGGCGATCGCCACGGCTTGCTTCTGCGGGCGACCGGCGCGGACTTCGGCTGAGATGTTCCGCGAGATGGTCTTCTGGCTGTATCCCTTCTTGAGCGGCATGGTCACTTCCCCTTGTTGCGGTTGCTGATCGCCTTGGCCTTCGCCCTAGCGTCTTCCTTCGAGCTCGCTCCCCATGCCTTCAAGGCGAGGGCGAGGC